TACTGGTAACATGACGGCGATATCCCACTCATCTGCTGTAATTTCCAAAAAACGAGATTGTATATGACTGAACAAATATCGTTTTATGCAAGGCTTTGCTTGAGAGAAAACTTTCGTTGCTCTTGCTAGAAAATCATAACTGATTCTCAGCCTTGTTGTCTCATCATAATCACGGTTGTTTAATATGATACTAAGTTTGTCTAATAGGACTATACGCTGCTTTGGGTGAATGTAATGTAAATTTAACCCTAGAAAACCGTCTGAGTATCGTTCTATTGGTATGACCAATGGGAACTTGTCGTAATATGGCAGCGTGTCCTTTGTCTTAGGATCATAGTAATAAAAATACATACGGCCAATAAAAGACTTGTCTCGGAGTCTCATGCGGTCACGCATCAGTTCACCCTTTGTTGGTCTAAGACTCGGTATCTTTGTTCTTAGCCATTTACGAGCTTCACGTGTGCGTGGTTCATAGCCAGACTTTGCCAGCGACTCTTTAACTCTGTCTATTAATTTCTTAGCCATCGAGTATTTATCTTAGATGCCTAGATGTTTCTCTGTCAGAACAAGAAACTGCCAGCCGTGGTCTTTGCAGAACTCTTCGGCAGCGTGCCACTTGGCTTTGTTGACTTCGTATGTCATGGCTTCTTGGATAAACGTCTTTGTTTTGCGTTTCTGTGTGGGAGGCTTTGTCTGCTTTTCTGGTTTGACTTCAATAATATAAGTCATTACTTTACCATCACTTTTACGAATTTTGGCAATGAAGTCTGGGAAATATCGATGCTTTTTCTTGTCAATTGGGCTGTAATAAGGTATAGGTAACTCTTCCGAACCCCACCAAATGATGTTCGGATTCTCATCTAAATATCTCATTACCTTTATTTCCCACGTAGACCTGTAGATGATATTGGTAGCGTCACCCTTGTATTTCTGCGGGTTTTTCGGTCTAAATCTTCCTTTGTTTGGCATAAATACTATCTAGTCAACTAACAGGAACCATCTCATGGCATTTTTCGGACTCTCAGACATCACCATTTCACAAGAGGATCAAAGAAGAGGACCCTTGGCTCCTTTGTTTGAGGGAAATAAAACCAACACATTTAGATATCCGTTAGATATTGGAAACTATGACAAAGCGCATTACATGGTCATCAATATCTTCAAGCAAAAAAACTCACAATACACTGGAGTCCAGCAAAACAGTTTAAATCAAATTGCAAGATTTCAACCAGAAGAGCAGGTTAGTAGAAGTCCATCATTCTCTCAAAAAATTAACAGTGCGATAGACAATGCTGTAAACAATTTTACAAGCGGTAAAACCTTGTTTGGTAAAAGCATAGCAACTAATTTTGGTGGTCCACAAAAGCAACAAGCACAAGTTTATGTTGACCAAGATACTTACATTAATAGTGTTCAGAGCATTGAAAATGAGTCTTTAATTAGAACCACTGAACTCACAAATGATACAGTTGTGCTTTACATGCCCGACACACTTCAGTACACATTTCAACAATCATATGAAGATGCTGCTCTTGGTAATGAATTGGGTGGTAAAGTTGCCAAAGCTGGTCAATCCATCTTACAAGCACTTGAGAGTGGTGCTGATGCAAAGTCTGCCGGTATTGAAGGTCTAAAAGGTCCAGTGGCAACAGCAGCAATACAAAAAGGATTTGAAAAGTTAGGTAATGTCGTAGGCCAAAGTTCAGCAAAAGCGGCCGCTTTTTTAACATTGGGTGGTGTCAACAATCCTATGCTTGAACTGCTCTACTCTTCACCTGCATTTAGACAGTTTACATTTGAGTTTATGTTTTATCCACGTGATGAAAAAGAGGCTTTAGAAGTTCAAAACATTTTAGAAAGATTGAGGTTTCACCAAGCACCAGAATTGGATGCGGGTTCTGCTGGACTTCTTTTGATACCTCCGTCAGAATTTGAATTAAGTTTTTATTATGGCGGTCGTCCTAATCCTAACTTGCCTGCTATTGGTCGTTGCGTACTACAAAATATTTCCGTGAACTATGCACCAAACGGCTGGTCTGCTTATGAGATGTTTGGTGAAAATGATGCCCGTTTAGGTAGAACAGGTATGCCAACCGCTATTCAATTGACATTAGAGTTTAAAGAAACTGTTATTCTCACGAAGAAAAGTATGATACGTGGTCAAGGTGGTTATAAAGGCACAGAATCAATTGGTAATAAAGCAATCGATGTTTATCAAGCATTTAAAAGATAAAAAATGGCAAAGTATTTTAACTATTTTCCTAAAACACTGTACAGCCTTTCCGATGAAAGAAATGCTGCTGATATAGTCAGTAACATTATTGCACGTTTTGGCTTTGAAGCCGAATTAAAAGATAATACAAACATTTATTATCCATATGATATACAAGATGGTGATACGCCAGAAATGATTGCAAACAAATATTATGGCTCACCTGAGAAGCATTGGATAGTTTTATTGTTTAATGATATTATTGATACACAATACGACTGGCCGCTTGACCAAAGAACCGTAATAACTTACATCAATAATAAGTATTCTGCAAATGGAGCAGCAAATACAACTCCGCAAACAGGAATTGTTTGGTCGCAAGCAAACATAAAATCATATTATAAAACAGTTACACGTGTTACTAATAATCCTAATAGAGACACCATAAAAGAAAAGATTGAAATTGATTCTTCTGCTTATGCAAATGTAATTCAAACTTCTACCACTTACACCTTGAATAGCGGCACTCAGATAACTCAAACAATTTCAAAAGAAACCGAAACTTACTATGATTATGAAATTGCCGTCAATGAATCTAAACGAACAATAAAAATATTACGTTCCGAGTTTGCCACACAAGCCGGATTGATGGATGAATTTAAACGTGTTATAAATTCTAGAGAATAATAATGAGTGTTAGTCTACCTGAAACACCGTCAAAGTTTAGTATTAATGAACTTGCGATTATTACAAAAAACGGCAAACTTGATATAACTAAACTTTTTCAAGAAATCAATATATTTGATTCTTTGTTATCACCTGTTATTTCTGGTGCTGTTGTCATTGTAGATTCGATTGGTCTTTCAGCCAAACTATTGTTTGATGGTTCGGAAGTTTTGTTAGTAAACATAGGTAAAGATACTGACTCAGATTCTTTTCGATTAAAAAAAGCGTTTAGAATTTACCGCCAATCAAATCGTGCCACACTCCAACAAAACTCCGAAATTTATACCCTAGAATTTGTTTCTGATGAGTTTATGCTTTCAGAACAGTTGAGAATAAATCAGTCATATCAAAATACTTATGGTGAAACTGTTAAGAAAATTCTGACAAATTATCTCAAAGTACCTGAACAAAAACTTAGAGGTATATTTGAGCCAACATCGGGCGTTCGTGATATTGTAATACCGAATTTAAAACCTTTGGATGCAATTGAATGGTGTGCCAAACGTTCTATTGACCAGAAAAGGTCACCAAACTATGTTTTCTTTGAAAACAACTTAGGTTATAACTTTGTTTCTCTTTCTTCCTTGTTGTCTGCTGATTATCTTTTCAGAATAAAGTTTCCGGTTAAAAATATAGAAGAAACAAATGTAGCACAAGAGCTTCTGAGTCCAAAACATTTTGAAGTTGTAAATCAATCTGATAAACTTAAAACAACAAAAGATGGTGTTGCAGCAGGAACGTTTATTGGTTTCGACCCTATCACCAGAACAATACAAAACAAAAGAATTGGTTTTGATGACCACTATAAAGCCATGACTCATGGCAATGATACTGCCAACTTTTCTGAAATAAAAAATCGAGGCGGTATGCAATCAACAGAAGCGTTTGATTCAAGAAAATCTTTAAGTATTTTTGGTGCAAATAAAAAAGATAGTAACTATATTAAAAAATACGACCCAACATCAATATCAAAAGTTGAAGCCACAGAAGATTTTATTTTTACACGAAAAGCAATATTTTCAAACTTGATGAACAAAAAAATTAAGTTAATAATGCCTGGCAATTTTCAATTAACCTCTGGTTTTAATTTGAATGTTCGTGTACCTGATTTTTCTAAAAAAGAAACTGCTTCAGAAAATGAGGACCGTTCATTAAGTGGTAAGTATTTAATTATTGCAACAAGACATATAATCAAGTTTGACATTCATGAGACTGTTCTAGAACTTGCTACAACTTCAAATGAAATTGACTTTATACCGCAAAGTGCTCCAGAACAAAACAAGGCCTTAGAAAATTATGGAAGCTACTGACTATAAAGATTTTGCTGGTCGAAACGGCTTCATCTGGTGGGTGGGCGTTGTTGAGATGATTAACGACCCTTTGAAACTAGGTCGTTGCAAAGTTCGTTGTGTTGGTTGGCATACAGATAATAAGCAGTTGTTGCCTACAGATTTACTGCCTTGGGCTCAGTCTGCACTACCAACAAACAATAACAACCCATATCCACCACGTGAAGGTAATATGGTATTTGGTTTCTTTGTTGATGGTGAAAATGCACAAGAGCCTGTGATATTAGGAGTTCTTCCTGGCATACCGTTAAATCAAGGAAACAATCAACAAGGTTTTAACGATGCCAGAACCTCAGAGCAACTCTCTGCTGCGCCAGTGAAGCCTTATGAATCTGCAACAAATTATCCACGTAAGTTAGATGAGCCGACAACATCAAGACTTGCACGAAATGATTCTGATTATCCATCAGAAATTGTAGCAGCAAAGAAGTCGAAAAAAGAAAGTAAAGTTGAACCTGAACCATATTATAACGCAAAGTATCCATACAATAATGTCTATGAATCAGAATCAGGTCATGCCCTAGAGTTCGATGACACGAAAGGTTCAGAACGAGTTCATGTATATCATCGTTCAGGTTCTTATGTTGAATGGGGTCCAGAAGGTGATAGAGCAGAAAGAATACAGAGAAACAAATTTGAAGTTGTTGTAGGCAACGAACAGGTTTATGTTAAAGGTGATGTTACTGTTTATGTTGATGGTAATGTAAACATGGAAGTTGGAGGAAACTTCAAAGTCGATATTGGAGGAACTTGTGAGATTAATTCTGATGGAAATATGACGTTCAATGCACCACGTATAGATTTCAACTAGTATGGCAATATTTTATGAAGTGACGCAAACAAACGCCACTGGATTTGTGACAATACCTGGTGATGATAGAAATGATATTATTGACCCAGACTTAAAAGAGAAGTATGTTTTTTCTGCTTACGAAGGCTTTGCTTTTTCGGTTGACATCAACTTCAAGGCATATTACATACAACCAATGACAACTAATAAAGTTTATGTTGATATTTTACAAATAGATGTTTTATACGATTTTCCAAGTATTGCACTGACTACTACTAAGATTGATGTTGATACGATTAGGCTGAGTGGAGCAACAAACAATATTTTTCCAAATACTTTTTATAAGTTTACGATGCCAGATTATACAGAGAAAATTTTGCCCCCAAACACAACTGAAGATTTTTATGGTTTGAACTATTATGAATTACCACAACCAACGGAGATAGAATATACATATCCATTCAGAATAAAAAGTGCTGCGGGTGGAACAGAACCCGAACAAACTAATGATCTTGATTTATTTCAGTATCATTATTGGAATTATGATTCAGCCAGAGCAAAAGTTATAGAAGTAGTGTCAAGGGGAAAAAATTAATGCCAGCAGTAGCAAGAACGGGAGACCGTGTTATGTCAAGAGATGGTTCTGGCAAAAAATGTAAGTCGCCAATGAGAACTTCTGTAGGAGAGGCAAATGTCAAAAGTGTTTATGCTGGAGGTTCACCTATCGTGATAGCGGGCAATCAAATTGCACCTCATCCAAAAAGTGGATGCGTACCAGACACATCAACGTTATCTTCTTTTTCTAGCACCGTTTTTATAGATGGTAAAGGTATTGGAAGAATTGGTGATGAGTATGGTCCAAATATAATTACTCAGGGCTGCCCAAACGTTTTTTCGGGCTGAATAAATAAAAGATGGCAACTACAATAACATCAAATATACCAACAATCCAAACAGAAAGAACGTATAGAGATTTGGATTTAAACTTCACTATTCATCCAGTGAAGAAAGATATTGCTAAACATTTTAATGAAAAAGCAATCACAAACTCATTAAAAAATCTGGTTTCAACTAATTTTTATGAAAGACCATTTCAGCCCGACTTAGGTTCTGATATTCGTAGATTATTGTTTGAACCTGTAGACTCTGTTTTTGGTGCTGCAATAGAAAGACGTTTGGTTGATGTAATTAACAATTATGAACCAAGAGTTGGTATAGAATCTATTGTAGCAATACCTGCTCCCGATGAAAATGGATACAGAGTAACATTAACTTTCTTTATTGTTAATTTACCAAATCCAATCACAATTAACTTTTTCTTAGAACGCATAAGATAAAATGACTGATTCCCTAAAAGTTACTGAACTTGATTTTGACCAAATCAAGCAAAACTTAAAAACATTTCTAAAGTCACAATCTGAGTTTACAGACTATGATTTTGATGGTTCTGGTTTATCTGTTTTGTTAGATATTTTAGCGTATAATACGCATTATCAAGCATACTATTTGAATATGGTCGCAAATGAAGCGTTTATGGACACAGCTCTTTTGCGTGACTCTGTTATTTCTCATGCAAAAACTTTAGGCTATATTCCATACTCAAGAAAAGCACCAAGGGCTTTAATTAACTTTACAGTTAATACAAATGTAGATGATAAAACAACTTTGACAATACCTAAAGGTTTTGCTTTTCTTTCAAATGAAATTGATGGCGTCAGTTATAACTTTGTAACTTTGTCTGAGACAACGGTAACAAAATCTAACACAGATTTTAGTTTTTTAAATTTACCAATATATGAGGGTCAGCTAGTAACTTACTCTTATACGCACGACCAATCTACTAATCCAAAACAGGTTTTCATTTTACCTGATACCAATGTTGATACTTCCACGTTATCTGTAACTGTTCGTCAATCTATTTCAAATACAGATTTTGAAACATATACAATAGCGTCTGATGCATCCGAAACGACAGCAAACTCTTCAGTTTTTTACTTACAAGAAAATCGTGGTCAAAAGTATGCCATTTATTTTGGTGACAATATCATTGGTAAATCATTAACGAATGGTTCTGTTATTGGTATAACTTATTTGACAACCAATGGAACTTTAGCAAACAAAGCCAATAACTTCATTGCAACAGATACTTTATTTGATTCTGAAAATCAAAATCAAACAAACTTTACAATTACTCCTATAAGTGCAGCCTCAGGTGGCGCAGAACGAGAGAGTGTAGATGAGGTAAAGTTTTCAGCACCTCTTCAATATACAACACAGAATCGTCTTGTTACCGTAAAAGACTACGAGTCGTATATTAAGAAAAATTATCCATCAATCGATTCATTGTCTGTTTGGGGTGGTGAAGATGAAATTCCAAGAGTATATGGTAAAGTTTTTATTTCTCTGAAGCCTAGAGATAATTATTATATTAGTGAGGCTGAGAAACAAAGAATTATAAGCGAAATTATTGCACCAAAGTCGGTTATTTCTGTAAGTGCTGAAATTAGAGACCCCGAGTTTCTGTATGTTATACTTAATAACCAAGTTAAATATGATTCGAAAAAAACTACACTTACAGAAACACAGCTTTCTACACAAATTAGAAATGCCATTGTTAGCTACAAACAAACTTATTTGAACAAATTCAATGCTATTTTTGCTCTTTCAAAAGTACAAGAACAGATTGATGCTGTAGAAACAAATGCTATTATTGGTTCAGAAACAACTGTCAAATTACAAAAAAGAATTACACCAGAGCTGAATCAAAGTTCTAACTACACCGTAACATTTGGCGTTCCTATTAAGAGGGGAACATTAACAGATAGATTAACAACTACAGAATTTTCTGTTTTTGACCCTACGGGTGTAGAAAGAACTGCAATCATTGAAGAAATACCGCAATCATTTACTGGCGTTTCTTCTATTGAAATCATAAATGCTGGTTATGGATACACTTCAACACCCACTGTAACAATTTCTGGTGATGGAACTGGTGCTACTGCCGAAGCAATTGTTGAGGGTGGTGCAATCACCGAAATTCGTATGGTAAATCGTGGTACAGATTATACACGTGCAACTGTAAGTATTACAGGTGGAGGCGGTTACAGCGGTGCTGCAACAGCGGTAATCGATTCTAAAGTAGGTACACTCAGAGTAATTTATTATGATGCAAGTGCAAACAGACAAATTATTGATGAAAATGTGGGTGAGATTAACTATGATACAGGTATTATTACGCTTAATGACTTAAAAATACTATCCGTTTCTTCGACAGACGGTTTACTTCGTTTCACTGCTGTTTCAGAAGAAGGTGTCATTGAATCAACAAGAAATGCAATTATTACTATTGATGACACCGACATAACTTCTATCGTAACAACGCTCGAAAGAATGTCAACATAATGACTACAGATTTAGTAACATCGATACTTGTCAAACGTCAACTTCCTGAATTTATTCGGGATGAGTATCCTAATTTTATTGCTTTTCTTGAAGCATACTATGAGTTTCTTGAACAAAAACAAGGAACAAAAAACAACGATTTAATTACGCAAGCTAAAAATTTGCGTTATGTTTCAGATGTCGATGATTCAATAGAGCAGTTTGAGAAGAACTTTATCAATAATTATGCACCGTTATTTCCATTAGATACCGTTGCTGATAAAGCACTTCTCATCAAAAAAGCATTACCTTTATATTTGACAAAAGGTAGTGTAAAGTCATTTGAATTATTGTTTAGACTTCTTTACGGTGAAGAAGTTACAATTACATATCCCAAAGATAATATTCTTCGTGCATCGGATGGTAAGTGGACAGTAGAAAATGTCGTTCGTATTGACAATGATGTTTATTCGTATTATGTGGGTGATGGTACAACAAAAACCTTTATTCTTCCACAAGAAGTTGCCGATTCGGATGTTACAGTTTATGTAAATGATGTTGTAACTACAAGTGGCTTTTATATTCTCAAAGAAGCAAAGAAGATAGTATTCAATTCTGCGCCAGCCAGCAATGCTAAAATAAAAGTTGTATAT